ACAATTGATGTTGATGTGACTGATATTCAATGGTACCAACAAGAAAATTTAAACCACGTTTTTAATTTATAAATTATAATCAAATGAGCAACAAAAAAGAAGTAGCAGTAATCGATTTCACAAAATTCGATATTCAGCAATTGCCGGAATTACACGGTAAAAAAGAAGAAATTAAAAAAGTAATTAAAGCGAACCCGGTTGTAAAAATTACAGATAACGCTTCTTACGAATTGGCTAAGAAAAGTAGAACTGCGGTTAAGACTTTACGAACAAGCCTTGAAAAAGAAAAGAAGGAAGTAAACGACCGTATTAAAAAAAGCGTATTGGAAGTCGTGGCAAATGAATACGATTCGCTAATTACAAGCGTCAGAAACGACGAAAACGCACGTCAAGAAGAAGTAACTGCTTGGGAAGAAATTAAGGAGAATGAACGCCTTGAAAAATTGCGCTTGGAACAAGAAAGGGTTGACAACATTAAAAAGTCAATCAATGATTTTTATTCTGAGTGGAGCCAAAGAATATCTCAATTAGACTTTGCTAATATCGAAGAATTTGAAGATAAATTTACTAAGGCAGTTGCCAATTATGACACGTCTTCTCTTGCCGAATTTGAAGTTTTATTCTCTGATAGTTGGTCTCAATTGACTTATGCGCTTTCGGAAAAAAAATCAACTCTTACCGAGCAAGAAAACATCAGAATTACCAAGATTGAACTTGAAAAAGAGCAAGAAAGACAACGCTTAGAAGCCGAAAGAATTGCCAATGAACAAAGAATTGAAAGAGAAAAACTTGAAGCCGAGCAAAAACGCATTGCCGAAGAACAACGAATTGCCCAAGAGAATTTTTTACGTGAGAAAAGAGAATTTGAAGAAAAGAAAAATAAACAAATTCAAGACACTCGTTTAATTAAATGGACGGAAAGATTTTCGAACCCTGAAATTAGAAATGAGATTATGCTTTCTTTTTCTAAAGACATTGAGTTTTATGTAAGTTCCAATTCGTCAGATGAAGAATTCTTATCTTGGGTTACTGAATTTGGTAATAGATACGATGCCTTGATTAATCAAGAAGAATTGGCAAAATCCAACGAATCCGCCAATTTCAATTACAATGAGGAAGACGTAGATCCTAAAGGAGTAGAGCATAGAAAACGCGCTATTGTTGAAGATGTTTTAGAACCACAAGAAGTAGAGTTTGAAGAAACTTGGGAAAGTATTCAAAATGAGTTTTACAGAGACTTATCTATAACAACCGATTCTGAATCTGCTCTTTGGCAATACCTCGAAGCAAATTTCAATGTTCCATCACGTAAAAATTAAGGATATGAATAGTAATTGGATTTTCATAGCTTATTACATTTTCGTTTTAGCGATTATGGTTCTTTGCGGGTATGTAGTTTTTGTTCTTAATCAAAGTGGTTGGTGGTTTTTATTAGCGTTGTTAATTTGTGATAACGCCCCGAGCATAACAAAAGAAAAGGATGAATAACTCAAGAGAAATAACAATCAAGCCCGGTGAAGTTATAGTAATCAGGCAAGAAACAGAAAAGGAATGGTTTACAATTAGCGAATTTGCTGAATTTGCCAAGGTTCCAAAAAGCACCATATACCGTAAAATAAAATCCGGTAAGATAGAAGTAGACAAATCACAGAAAAAAATTAGAATTAATCGTAATCAGAAATAAAATGTCAAACGTACAAACACAAAATCAAAATCAATTACCGGCTACTGGTATAAAAGCAATTTCTCAGTTTCTTAACTCGGAAAGCATTAAAAGTAAATTCTCAGAAGTGTTGGGAGATAAAGACAAAGGCGTGGCTTTTGTGTCTTCTATTCTTTCGGTTGTAAATTCAAATGGACAATTGGCGAGCGCGGATCAAAATTCACTCTACACCTCTGCTTTAATGGCAGCCACGTTAGACTTGCCAATTAACCCAAGTATTGGACACGCTTTTTTGGTACCTTTCAAGACCAAGCAAAGCGACGGGACATACAAAACAATGTTTCAGTTTCAACTCTCGGCAAAAGGCTTGAAACAATTTGCAATGCGCTCAGGTCAGTTCTTGAAAATGAACGATTCCGACGTGAGAGAAGGAGAGATTGAATCCGTAGACAGAATGACCGGAGAAATAAAATTCAAATGGATTCAAGAAGACAAAGAAAGATTGTCTAAGCCTATTATTGGATATGTTTCTTATTTCAAACTCGTAAATGGATTTGAGTCTACTTTTTATATGACAAAAGAAGAAGTTGAGCTTCACGCAAAAACATTCTCTCAGACGTACAAAAAATTCGGCACCGGTCTATGGAAGGATATGTTTGACAAAATGGCTTCTAAAACAGTCATTAAACTTCATTTATCGAAAGACGCGCCGTTATCTACATCGGTACAAAAAGCACTTGTTTCAGACCAAGCGGTTATAAAAAATGATAATTTCGTTTCCGGAGAAACCGTTGATATTGAAACCCAGTATGTCGATAATGAAGAAGTTGCTCTTGACATAACTGCCGTGAACGGAGCTAAAGAACGTCAAAGAGTAGAAAAGCATATAGAAGACTCAAAATCTATTGAGCAACTTGAAAAATGCTTACCGGGAATATCGGACGACGACTTTGACCTTATGGTAAAGTATGATGACAAAAAACGCGAACTAACCGCTAAAAAGAAATAGTATGTCAGAGATATTGTTCCGCGCATCAGGTATTGGAAATTTAATGGTTGAAGGTCGAGGCGCTGTCTTGACCGACAACCAATTAGCAACTTTGAATGATTTTGAAGACAGAATCAGAGGTAATGGAAAGCCACTTACGGAAAAACAAAGAGAAACGTACCTTGAATTAAAAGCAAAGAAAAACGCTCCGCCTCAGTTATCCGACACGGCAAAAAGATTTATTGAGTCTATGTGGCTTATGAATCAAAAAGGATTTTATGAGGAACTAAAAAACAAGCAGGTATCGAAGGGTTTGTTCAATGAAGACGACGGCTTAGGTCTTGTTTCTGAGGTTGAAGGAGAGTTTTACATCAAGAATACAAGGCGAATTACCAAGGGAAACATAACCGGTGAATGTGACGTAGATTGGCTTGTCGGAGATAGGAGAATCATCAAAGATATAAAATGTTCTTGGTCGCCAAAAACTTTTATGTCGGGAGATTTGAATACAATTTACGAGTGGCAGGGTCGCGCTTATATGTATCTTTACGATGCTGACGAATTCCACTTGCATTACACCCTTACCGATTGTCCTGACCATCTTTACGAAAATGAAGTTTGGAAAGTTAAAAATAGATATGGTATTATTGACCCTGATGACGAGGCAGTTAAGCCACTTTTCGAACAATTAAGACGTAACCTTATCTTTTCTGACAACCCGGATTATACCGTAGAAGAAAGAGTAAAAACATTTATCATTTACCGCGACAAAGAAAAAGAGCAAAAACTGCTTGATAAAATTGGTCCGGCAATCGAGTATTACAATTTAATTAAACTAAATCAAAAATAAAATGCAAAGAATAGAAATTATCGGGCGAATATGTTAAAAACTTTTTTATCTTTGTTGTATGATAGGAATTTACAGAATAACAAACCCAAAAGGTAAGATTTATATTGGACAGAGTGTAAATATAGAAAAAAGGTTTTTGTCTTATAAATACAAATTAGCTATTGAACAACCGAAGCTAAATCGTTCTTTTATAAAATATGGTTTCGAAAACCATAAATTTGAAATTGTTTGCGAGTGTGATGCTTGTGATTTAAATGATAAAGAGCGTTTTTATCAAGAGATTTATAGCTGTATCGGTGAAAATGGGTTAAATCTTTGTTATGTGAAAAGTTCAGACAGAAATGGATTTCACTCAGAAGAAACAAAGAAAAAGATTAGTCTAAACAACGCAAGGAACAATCTTGGTATAAAGATGAGCGATGAGCGAAAGCAGTATTTAAGAGAAATTAATTTAGGAAAAAAATTATCAGAAGAAACTAAGTTAAAAATATCAAAAAGCAACAAGGGTAAAACGGTAATTATTTCCGAAGAAACGAAAGAGAAGCTGCGAAAACACAATTTAGGCAAAAAGGCTTCTGAGTCCACAAAAGAAAAAATGAGAAAATCACAATCGAACATTTCTGACGAAGCAAAAAACAGAAGAAAAGATGGTATTGTCAAATTCTACAAAGAAAATCCCAATTACAGAAAAGGAATTATTCACTCAAAAAAAACAAAAATAAAAATGAGAGAGTCTCATTCAAAGTTAATCATAGTTGACTTAAGCACCGGATTTTTTTTCTTTTCAATAGCAGAGTGCGCTAATGTTTATGGATTTATAAACTCTACACTTAATAGACAATTAAGAGGAATTACAAAAAACAAAACTAATTTAAAAATTATATAGTTATGATGAAAATTGAAATAATTGGGCGCGTCGGATCGGATGCAGAAGTAAAAGACGTAGGTCAAAATCAAGTTATAAGTTTCTCGGTTGCCGTATCGGAAACGTACGTTAAAAACAACGAAAAAGTCACTAATACGACTTGGTTTGAAATTAGCAAATGGGGAAACAATACCTCGGTTGCTCAATACATTAAAAAAGGCGGTCAGATTTTTGTCTCAGGAAAAGTAAGTAATCGCGCTTGGGTAAAAGAAGATGGAACTGCACAAGTCGTAAACGGAATCAATGCTTTTGAAATTGAACTTTTAGGAAGTAAAGATGACTCAAATTCTACTCCTGCGCCAAACACTCAAACTTCACCTAAAGAATTTCCACAAGCAAATCAGCCAAATAGTTTTGTTGATGGTGGAAACGAAGAAAATTTCGATGACCTGCCATTTTGATAACTAATTGATTATCAATACATTAAGTAATTAAAAAGGTAAAAAATGATCGAAAAAATAAATCAATTGTTCGAGGGAGACTTAAATGATAAGGCTCCCTCTCATAAAAATAGTTTGTGCCGGATAGTGTATACAGTTTACTTGGCAAATCAAGGACTAAAAACCGGTGAAATCGCCAAGAAAATGAATTGTTGTCGTTCATTAATTAACAAACGTAAATTGAAACACGCCGGATTTTACCAATTCGACAAGAATTATCGAAAAAAAATTGATGAATTGTTTGGTGGTTAGGTAAAAACAAGTAATTTTGTAATGTAATTAAGCCGGATTTAAAAACGATTCGGCTTTTATTAACGAAAATTTAGTTTAAATGAATCAACTTATGACTGAAAAACCAAAGTATATGCCGGTTAAAGATTATGCCTTAAAAAAAGGAATAACTGTACAGGCGGTTTATAAAATGATTAAAGAAAATCGGGTGGAGACGAAAACCATCGGGACTTATACACTTGTAAAAGAATGATTTTTTCGGCTCTAAACTTAAAAAAATTTTAAACTATGAGTGGATTTATCACTTTACATAGGAAGTTATTGGACTGGGAATGGTATTCAGATATTAATACCAAGACGTTGTTTATCCATTGTCTTTTAAAAGCAAATTGGGAAGATAAAAACTGGAAAGGAGTTGATGTTAAGAGAGGCAGTTTTATAACGAGTTATGATAGTCTTTCTAAGGAAACAAAGTTGACTGTTCAGCAAATTAGGACTGCAATTTTTAAACTAACAAAAACACAAGAAATCAACATACAAACAACAAACAAATATACCTTGTTAACCGTTGTAAAATATGATGATTATCAGAAAAAAGATTTTGAATCAACAGGTAATCAACAAACAAATAACACGCAACCCAACAAACAAACAACAACAACTAACAATATAATAAATAAACAAGATAATATATCTGTTGATTGGGCGAGACTTTTAGAGCAATTTAATGACATTACAGGAAAGGAATCTAAGGTTGTAAATAATCAAGTCAAAGCAAAAATAATTTCAAGGCTAAAAGAAGGCTACACAAAACAAGATTTGATAGATGCAATTAAAAACTGTTTTGAAGACCCATATCACAAAGAAACCAACCACAAATATTTGACATTAGAGTTTATCAGTAGAGCAGACAAAATGGAAAAATATGCGACAATAAAACAAAAATGAGAAAAATAACAACCATCGAAAGAGCAATGGAGCAATTTGCTTACAGATTGCAAAACGGAAGATACGAGCCAAATCAAAATGACGTTGACGCTTTTAAGTTTGTGGCTGAATGGATTAACCGAGAAAAAGAAAAAGAGATTCAGCAGAATTTATTATTTGCAAAATTGTTTTGTCACGTTTTTGCTCAAGAGGTTAAATTCTACGACGGAGATTTTAAATTTGCTCAAAAGAAAATGCATGACTATTTAAAGCATCCGGCTGAATTCTATTACGAAATTTTTTTAAAAGAAATAAACGATGTGGCGATGAATAAATTTATAAAATCAATTGGAATATCCGAACTTTTACTTCTTGACTCAAGCGAAAAGCAAAAAAACGAAAATAAAATACTTGAAGAAAATTCAGAGCAAATTGAAAGATATTTCAACGGCGCCTTTGAGGAAGATAAAGTTTACCAATCTTTAAATAACACCATCAGTGAATTTATTAACCTGTATAAAAACAAAGAATAATGGCTGATTTTATTGTCCCAATACCGGATATAAAGCTAAAACAAGCTCTCGAACCTATTGATTTAGATTTTGGCGAGCTACACAAAAAAGCAACGATAGACTTATTTGGTAAGCCACAAAGACCGCCAATTGCAATTTCGATAGGATATGACGACGTGGCTTATAATGGCGAATATAATCACTTAATATTTGGCACGTTTGGAAATATATCGATGATTAAAGGTGAAGAAAAAGCAAGGAAGTCTTGGTTGAAATCTTTGATTTTAGGCTGTGTAATTGGTGGAAACGGTAATTTATACTCAGAAGACGTAAAAGGGCATCAGATGGCAGATAAATACGTTATAGACATCGATACAGAGCAAGACAAGTATTATAATTGGCTTTCTGCAAATAGAATTCCAAAAATGGTTGGCACTCCTGAATCTCCAATAGTAACAGAGAATTATATTTCCGTAAATTTGCGAGAGCATAGCGCTAAGATTAGACGCGAGTACTTGAAGTGGTTATTTATGGAAAGTGAGTACAGGAACAAACTTGGAGTTGTGTCGATTGATGGCTATGTGGATATGCTTGATAATTTTAACGATTTGGTTGAATGTGTTGACTTTACACAGTCATTGATGAAATATTCTACAATTAGCAAATCTCATATTACCGGCGTGCTTCACTTAAATCCGGGTCAAGACAAGGCAAGAGGTCATTTAGGAACTATCCTTCAGCAAAAATGCGAAACCGTGGTGATTATAAAAGACGAAGGCGACCATTCAAACGTAATCTGTCAAAGAGGTAGAGGAAAAAAATTCAAGGACTTTAAAATATCAGTCAATAAAGATTGGCTACCTTACGTAATTGATGAATCTGAATACTCTATAAGTGATTATTCCGAACCTAAATATAAACCGCAATTTTAAAAATTTATTATTATGAAAAAACGTTGGAAAAGAGAAGATGTGCTAATTGAGGTTGGAGCTTGGATATTGGTTTTTATACTGATTGGATGGGTGATTGTGGCTTGGAATTAGACTTGGCGGATTAGTGAAATTTAAAACAAAAATTATGGAAAATCAACCGAAATTAAAAGGAATTTTTGAGCAGATAAGAGAGTTGCCCGCTTATGAATTAGGCGATATTAATTTTGCCGAATTTGAAAAAGCAATTAAAAAGGCTGAAAAAGACAATGCAGAACATTGGAAACGGGTTCAAAAAAGAATAAAGGAAAATAGGATTCATCTTGAAAAAAGAGCTAAAGAATTAGGTAAAGAAATCCCTTTTTATCTTGGTTATGTAATGTGTGACACTAAAACGCATTACGTCGGAAGTGATTTTTTAGAAGAATACAAAGAGTGGTTGTAAATAATATAACTTTGGCACAAAATTCACAAATTTGCCAATAATTAAAAATTAAAAATGGGAAGCACATCAAAATACAAAGGAGTAAGTTGGGATAGAAAAACAAACAAGTGGGAATCTTCTATAACCAACAAAGGAGTAAAGCACAATTGCGGATTTTTCGATTCTGAAGACCAAGCTATAAAAGCTCGCGACAGACGAATTTTAGCATTAGGATTGCCGGTTAAAATGTTACAAAAACTTGTGCCTTTAAAGAAATGAAAGACAACACCGTAATAGTAATTGATAATTCAAATTACAAGCCTTCATACGCAGAGAAAGTTCCGTTCAAGGCTATTGTGCAATTTAAAGACGAATTGGTTGTTGTGGTAAAATCTATTTCTACCAAGAAAGAATATGAACTTTACCATAATCAAGTTTTGGAGGCAATGGATATTGAAGATGTTAGGAAATTGATAGATTTATCTAAATATGGAACTTAAACAACAAATCCTTGACGCGGTAAAATTGCATTACGATAAAACTGCTGGTGGAATAACGTTAATTCAACTTAGCGAATTTCTTAAAATTGAGATTTCCGACTTAAAAAAATTGTTGAACGAATTGCATAAGGACGGAAAAATTTTGATCCGCTCAGGAATAAATCAAAAATTGATATATGAAAAAACAACAAATTTGCGACAGTAAAATAAAACACACGGAATTATCAGCACAACACGCAATAACTCCAAGTCAAGGCTATTACAAATGTGAAGTATGCGATGGATTTCATATCTACACGATTAAAAAAGTTTTGCCTAAGAAAGAAAAAGTAAATCCAAAATTTAAACTTAGAAGATTAAGACATAAAGATAATTGATATGAAAAAACAACTTTACAAGTACACAATGAACTGTTGGTACCGATACAATATCGACGACAAAGAGTTTTTAGAAACGACTGTAATTGCGGAATCTGACGAAATCGCCGAGCAATTTGCTAAGAGCGTAAGAAGAAACATTTTCAAAGTAGAAATCAAATCAAAAGTACCTTACAATGAGCCAAGACTTTAAAATTTGCAAAGCGAAAGGATGCGGAGAAGAATTTAACTCTGTTTTTAGTAAGCATAGGGATTTTTGCAGTACTGATTGCTATAAAGCGTCCAAGAAGGTTGATATTCGATTAAAGTCGCTTAAAACGCCTAAGAAAAAGTGTAAAATTTGCAAATTGGCATTTGAGCCTAAAAACAATTTTATACCGGTATGTGATAGCATAGATTGCAAAACGCAATATGCGATGTCGGTTGTAGAAAAAAGCAAATCCGCCAAAGAAAGAGAAGTCAAGAAAAAAAATGCTGAAGAAAAAAAGAAAATGACTATTGATATTATGTCCGATGACAAATATCGTTCTTCCGTACTTCAACCGGTAATTAATGAAATTGCCCGATTAGTGGATTTTGGCCAACCTTGCATTGCAACCGAAAACTACGGCAAAGAAAACGGCGGACATTACATTTCTGTTGGCGCCAATAGAACAATTTGCTTGAACCTACACAATATTCATATTCAGTCATTCGAATCTAATCATTGGAAATCCGGCGACACATTAAAGTACCAAGGCGGAATCAGAAAAGTTTATGGAGAAGATTATTTAGCATTTATGGACGGTTTGCAGAAGCATCCGCCAATTCAATTACGAAAAAACGAGATGATTGAAATTCACGAAAACGCTTGTAAAATAAGATTGAAATTGCGCAAGAATGAAAAGCTAAGAAGTCCGAAAGAACGCATTGAGCTTCGCAATCAAATCAACTTAGAATTAGGAATTTACCAAGAAGAATATTGCATATTTAACCATTAAAATCAAATAAATTATGAAGAATCCGCACAACTTACCGTACCCAAGAACAAACACACAAGAGATTTTGTTCGATTTAATTAACGAAGGTAAAACATCTATTTTTTCCTTTCCGTATTTAAGTGGTTTTAGGACAAGAATTTCTGAATTGCAAATTACCCACGGATTAAAATTGGAAAGAATTATGGAAACGAGAAACAATAAATTCTCAAATCCATTTACCTTTGCAAATCACATTTTGCCCGAATCAGAAAAAGAAAAGGCTATTGCATTGTATAACAAATTGAATTGTTGATTATGAAGAAAACGCTTTTTATATTGGTATGTACATACCTTACTTCAGTCGCTACGCTTTATTTATTGGCGTGGATTTATGACATTGGCGAATCAGAAATGAATCACAAAGACTCTCCGTATCTTATTGCGTTTATTGGGGCGATTATGGTTTATTATTGGAAACTTTTTAATTACATTTACAATAAACATATAAATAAAAAAACGATGAATCTATTACCCGAACAATTGGCGTATTTAAAAAATCTTGAATCGCCTAAGAAAAGAAGAAAGTTTATGCTTGATTGCCTTGTGAATAATGTACTTGGCGAATCGGTGAAATTTACAATAGACAAAGGCTCTTTAAAGGAAGGAGACATAATATCTTTTACTGCAACAGCAACCACCGCGCCAAGAACATTTGAAGGAATTTTGAACAACGAACAATTCCAATTACCAAGTGATGTAATTCAAAGAAGTGTTGATTTAGGATTGGAAGGATTAAGAGCAATTAACGAGGCTTATGAAATGGCTGATAAGTTCAAAAATGACGAATCCGCCAATAAAGAAACTCAGCATCTTGAATCAGGGGATTTTGACTTTAATTTTAGCCTTGTAAACGCTATGAAAGAATGTGCTGATAAGTCAAATTACACTCCCGAAGAAGTAGATATGGCTAAAAACCTAATGACTGAAAGAGAAAAATTTGCCGAGAACGTAAAGAAGATTGACGAAAAGAAATGGACTGATGAGGATATGGAGAAATGTTTCAACGAAGCTATGTTTGTGGCGATAGATGGATGTAGAGAAGATTTGTTAAATCCTAAAAAACTATTCTTAAAATTCTTAGAAGAACTTAAAAACCATAATAAAAATGAGTAATTCGCCAAGTGAAATCGAAGTGGTAGACCCTGAAGTAGTAACACCACAAAAAGAAGCCCTAAATTAATAGGGCTTTTTATTTTTAAGGCATTTTTGGAAGTTTTGGCATACTTGGCATACTCGGTAGTTTTGGTGGTCCGGAAGCTTCTCCTTCTTTCGGTTTTCCGTAAACTTGAGTGTTTATACCTAATGCTCCGGCAGCAATCATAAAATTACCCCAAACTCCCGGTTGCTCTTTTTTGATTTCGCTGATTGCCTCCCAATACATAGGCTTGATATTGTAAACATCTTCCGCGATACTGAATTTCTCACCAAATTTATTTTCTCTATACACCTCGCCGTTTTCATCAAATTTAGGAACTGTCCAAGCATATTCCCAAAGAAGCCCGGCAGATGGATTGAATTTTGCAGAAGTATAATCTATTAACT